TAATTCTTTCCAGCAACGCAGGAAGATCCGCAGCCTGATACTTCATCAGATTAGTCATTATAGTATCTCCTTTAAAAGCGAGGTTTGATTGTGTGGACCCTTTCGGCATCCATTACTAATTATACAAGAAACGAAAAAAAGAGGTATCGGCAAAACCGAACCTCTTTTTAGGGTGTTCCGACTTTTGTAGAGACCGCACGAAAGGTCTCATATCTATTTATTCGGTTTCTACCACTTTTCCTTTTTTACCGATATTATACTTCTGCTCCAGAATCCAATCTCCCTTATCCTTATATGCAAGGACCTTAATTTGATTGAGTGGTGCAATATCAGTTACAGCATCTTCCTTAACAACCGTAATCAGTCCCCAGTCAGCAAGAAGGCGAACGATACGATTGCGACGCTGTACATCATTTACAGTTAGATTTGCGTGTTTGCCATCAAGAGCAAATAGTTCCTTAAAGTGAACGATGAAGTATCTACCCTGCTTATGAAGAATGTGGCAAGATTGATACAATTTTTTCTCCTTTCTCGATGCAACTCCGATGCGAGTCAAAGTTTCACGAACTTTCAGAAAGTCATCAGGTTCATTAAGAATTACTTCTACCATCTGGTCTTGAGACCATTCGACAGTAGGTTCTACCGTAGTAGTCATTTTGTTCCTCCAATATCAAGTCGTTGTTTAATGAAAGTAAGTTGTTCTTGTGTCAGGATTTTCAGGGCTTGAGATGCTTTTTCATTACTATAACCATAGTATTGTTTTACACATTCTAAGTCTTTGACTTTATCCTTTCGGAGCCAGGGAGAAAATCTCTTCCGTTTCCTAAGAGTATTTAGATAAAAAGAATATTGCATATCTTTGTCAAGTTGATGATGCTTATTCATTTCGTTTGCATACATCACACAATCAATATGTCCTGATAGACAACGATTAATAATGTATGGGGGATATTCTTTAATATTTTCTGATAAATCTTCCTTCGTAAAATTAATTGAGTTCAACCAGTCCTTCAGTTCCATAACAAATCTTTATTATAATTAAACAGCAAAAGTTCCTTTCTTTCTTTTTGCTCACGCATATATTCACCAACCGAACGCATCGTATAAGTCAGATCAAACTCACCTGTCTTCCACTTTTCACCTACAAAACGGTCCTTTACAAGTTGATCGGAGTTATAACTTACCAGTTGATGCATATAACAAGCAGCGCAATCAGCAGCAAACTTATCGTGATCAAATCCTTTGTGCATTGATCCCTTACGCCCATAGAGATTATCCTTAATGTCATAAGGAGGATCGAGATACACAAAGGCACCCATATTTCCATCCAACAAATAGTCGTAGGAATAATTAGTTATACGCCAATTTGCTATTAGGGTAGAATACTCAGGTAGTTTTTCAATACCACGCAAACTGAAGTTGGAATTGGATGCTTGTGGGGAAAATGATGAACTCTCTGTGAGACCACTAAAAGAACACTTATTAACAACATAGAAAGCCACGGCACGATCAAAATTTGACATATCTTTGTTATTGATATGTTGCTTTGATTTTAGAAACAATTCTTTAGCTAAATCTGGAGTATTGTAAGCAACTTTATAATCAACCAACTCGTTCTTCAAATCATTTCCAAACATCTGGAGTTGTTGCCAGAAGTTTACAAGTGGTTCATATAAATCATTCACCCAAATATTTAATCCAGGATACTTTTTGGTGATATAAATTGCAACACTTCCACCACCAAGAAATGGTTCGCGGAACTCATCATAGTTACGAAGGTCTGGGAAATAAGGTCCCATCTTTTCACAAGCACGGGACTTACCACCAGGATACCTCAAAGGAGTTTTAAGAGATTTCATTTTAATTCATACTCTCCATAGTTTTTGTACGGTATCTAGTCTTATTTTATCCTTAATTTCTCTTAAAACATTATAATCAGTATAATTAGATTTTTTCTTATTACACTTATGGCATAGTAACTGAAGATTATATGGATGTGTTCTATATTGCCAAAATCTCCTCAAAGGAAGTTTGTGATCAACGCAAATGTGATCAATACTTCCACACTTACAACATTTAAGATCCTTTCCCTTTTTAAATTCATCCCTACATTTAATCCACTCTTCACTATGATAAAATTTTTGCCCATCATCGGCAGAATATTCTAAAGGATAGTAATCATTAAAAGGTTGCTTCCAATCAATACTCCTACTCAACTGCTTGAATGGAGGGGTTGATTTATATTTTTTTCTCTTGCTCATTTAAATTCACACTCCACCATAACTTCAGTTAGTGCTGCAAGAAGATTGATTTCTTGATCCGCAACAAAAGCAATTTGATATTGATACTTGGCAATAATAAGAACTGCCGCTGGAATGGATCCAGGAACTAGAGCATCATAGAGAGCATCATAAACCCTACGAAGAATTACCGCAGAGTCATTATCAAGGTTTGCTGTAACCCATTTACGAACTTCGGTAAAGTTCTTCTCTTTCAAATACTTAATTAGTTCACTTACAGAAACATCCGAGAAAGATGCAAGAATGCCAGAGTCGATTTTTCCTCCTGTAGAATATCTTTGGCATTCGTTGAGGACGCGACGAAAATCTGGGAAGTGTTTAGAAACAAGTTCTGCAACGACTTTTTGATCGTACTCAATCCTTTCCGCATCCAAGATTGATTGAAGTCGTTGAAAGAAAGAACCTGCAAGTTGAACCCTTTGCTTCCCTTTGATTGTGAAGTCGATGACTGCACAACGGGAGTGAAGCGGTTCAATAATTTTGTTCTTGTAGTTGCAGGTGAAGATGAATCGGCAGTTGTTATAAAATGCCTCAATATTCGCCCGTAGTAGGAGTTGTACGTCGTTGCCCGTGTTGTCAGCCTCATCGATGATGATGACTTTGTGTTTAGAAGATCCCGTAAGTGAAACGGTCGAAGCGAAGTTCTTTGCTTGGTTCCGTACAGTATCCAAGAAACGTCCTTCGTCGGATCCGTTGATGACATAATAATCTGCTCCCAGTTCATTACATAATGCTTTCGCAATTGTGGTTTTACCAATACCAGGAGGACCTGCAAGAAGAAGATTCGGAATCTCACCCTTCTCTACAAACTCCTTAAATGTTTTTTTAGTTTCATCAGGAAGAATACAATCATCAATTACTTGAGGACGGTATTTCTCCACAAAAAGAAATTCACTTGTCATAATTTAGACCCAATCAGGTTTGCGTTCAGGCATACGAAGATAATTTTCAGACACCCAAGGTTTGGATGCAATATATCTTCGATACGCTTCAAATGTATCAATAGTTTTGTCACACTTCCATTCCTCTGGCATAGCACGAGCAAATGGAGTCACTTCTGTAATCTTACCTTTAGGAAACAAATAGTATGCATCCACAAGAGTTTTGTAACAGGAGTGAGTTTTATTATACCGCAGGCAGTATTCATCGGACAAGTTCAGTCCCCACTTAATTAACCAGTAGGCATTATGGATACTCTCCATTGCCCACTTGGTACAGGGATGATTGCGGAATGCTCCTTTTTCGGTCTTGTATGGGGTTCCATCCGCTTTGGGGAGAGTGCCATATCCGTGTCCCCACTTGTCAGAGGCAACGATAGAGAGCATCTGACAGCACTCTAGTGGCATCTTAACGATATGCTTGTCGGGAAGACAAATGGCACTTTCAGCAGGCCAGGGGGAAGTGACAAAGATGTTCATCAACCAAAAGTAGAATCAGGCTCCAGAGCAATATAATAGCACAGGTCATGGTTCTTGGACTGGAATCGTGACAGAAGTTTTTGTGACACGACAACCTCATAAGTTCCAGGAAGAATCTTGATGTTCTCTACCTTGAAGTTGAAGACAAACTCAGAGTCGGTTTCACCGACAACAATAGAGAAATCATTAGAGGTATCGTTCTTCTTATCACGAACCACCAGTTTCACCACACCTGCTTCACCAACAGCAGAAATATCTGGGAGTTGATAAACTGCTGCTGCCTTAAGAAGTTTGTCAAGTTGTTCAGTACTCAACTCAAAACAAACATCTTCGGTAGGGAGATTGATTTCTTTTTCGGGGGGAGTGATAATTACATTCGGATCCGCAAAGAAATACTTGGAACGCATTTTACCTTCACGAATGACCACATAACTATCATTCTCAAAATCTAATTCAGGACTTTGATGAAGTCCAAGTCCATTCAGAAACTGGTTCAAATCATAGATACCAAAATCCTTGGGAAGTTCTTCGGTGATGGTTGCTTCGGCAAGAATGTTCTTCATCACGCTGATGGTGCGAAGTTTGTTCCCCTCCTTGAATAGAATGGACTGATTGATAGAAGAGAAGTTCTTCAGGACAGAAAGAGTTTTATCAGAAAGTTTCATAATAATCAGCGAAATTCAGTTAGACCGTTATTTTGACGGGAGTAATGACCATCAAAGTGGAGAAGAAGCATAGCATAGTGAATCACTTTGAGCAAATCACGTTTGTTGCGCCCATCTTTATCACCATAACGACTTCCATACTTAAGAATATTTGATTGACAAAAACCAACAGCAAGATCCTTTGCTGCCATCAAATCAATAGTTTGAATATCTTTGTAGTCTTCATTATGACCACAATAGTGACTACCATAAGTACTAGTCACATAATCCTCAACATCTTTGAGGATTTTATCTTCATTATATTTCCAGAGATGGTTTGTTGTTTCAGACATAGTAATAGTAAAAGTTGATTCAATCATAAAAAAGAGGAAGGCACTTTTTTACCTTCCCCAATTATATCAGTTTGCTTGCCTATCGTCAATATATTGTTCCATCCGTTCAGTTTGCGATGGCATTTGGAAATCAGCATCAACCTTATCATAAAGTTCGATAAATGCTTGCTTAGTTTCATCATCAAATCGGGCAGTACAAACATCAATTGCTTTTGCTTTGTTGCTAAAGATGCTGTAAGCACGGATGATATGAACCAGACGGCGGGTGCTGATGATCTCCTCAATACCACCATCGTAAAAAGTCTTGCGGATGATGTCTGCCCAGTCCACCAGACGCTTGCAGAAGTCACGATCTTCCACACCCAAATCCAGAGCAACCCCCTCAAGGATCTTCTGCTCCGTTGCTGGGTTGGGATAGGACTGCTCAAAGGTCACAGGGAAACGCTCCAGGAACGCTTCGTTGAGCACGTTGGTGCCGATGAAGCGACCGTCATCAGAACCCTTACCTTTCGTGTTTGCCGTGGCAATAACGTTGAAACCAGCAGCGGGTTTGACCCAGCGACCGATTTTTTTCAGGAAGACACCTTTACCTTCAAGGATGGATTGGAGACAGAGAATTTTGTTAGATGCAAGGTCAATTTCATCCAAAAGAAGAATTGCTCCTCGCTCAAGTGCCTCAATCACAGGACCGTTGTGCCAAGCAGTATTCCCATCAACAAGGCGGAAACCGCCGATAAGGTCATCTTCATCAGTTTCGATGGTAATGTTAACACGAATCAGCTCACGCTTAAGTTGAGAACAAGCTTGCTCCACCGAGAACGTTTTACCATTACCCGAAAGACCCGTAATGAACGTAGGATAAAAAAGACGGGACTGAATAATCTTTTTAACATCAGCAAAGTTGCCAAACTTGACGAAGGTATCATCTTTTTCGGGAATAAGATTTTGTTCTACAGGAGGAACTACTGCAGGTGCTTGGAAAGTACGTTCGATTTCTTCTACCTTTTGTTTAGTTACTTCAAGATTCCATTTTCCACGACCAACCTTAAACTCATCAAGTTTCTTGGTGACGGTCTGATAGTTAGAATCATTCAGAGTACACCACGCACGAATGTCTGCACCAGTCACGTTGTTGCCGTAGAGTGCTTGGAGAGAAGTGCGGATGTAGTCAGAAGAGAGTGTCATGTGTGTTTTGTTTCAACCTAGTCATTATAAGCGAAAAGGGCGGTCCAAAGCACCCCCTGTGGTCAGTTTGCCAACTGGTTCTTGAGTTTCTCAAGGTAGTCAGCACTAACAATATGACCAGTATAACCTGGATAATATTTTTCTACTAGTGCTGGAATACTCATAGCAGTTGTGCTGCTATTACATTTAATCCAAACTTCTTTAGTGTCATATTTTAATACATGTTCGAGTGGAAATTTAGTCTTCACTTTCTAATTCTTTCTGCTTGTTTACGCTTAGCAAAATCCATATAAGATTCTCCAGGTTTTAGTCTGTTGCTATAGTCAGGTTTCTTTTGTACAGAAACATCTTGACCACGATCTTCACGAGATCTCATTTTATTACCAGAGCCGCTGATGGCACGATCCTTTTTTGGATCTGGGTGCCACCAATCACCCGCCTCAAAAACAAACTCTTTATATGTTTTCATGCCACTAAAGAGATAAATTCTCCTAATACTTTTTTATTTAGTTTCTTAGTCTTCAGAGACTTGACAAACGCAGATTTGATTTGTGACTTGGTAGCACATTCAGCAACTTCAAACTCAGTATCTTGGGCAAGTGCTGTAGCAGACAATCCAAAATATGCATCATAACCAGAGTTGGTGATAGTAAAACTCTTCAGTTTCTTCCAATCACTTTGAATTTTATCATACTGCTTATCAAGTTGAGAATGATAGAGTTGAATGAAACGATGAGCATTACGGCTCTCAAGAACGCGAATGCCGATAAAGTTCATGGAAGGGAACTTATCCTTAAGATTCTTGAGAAGAGTATCAGTAAATCCATGATATCCATCATCAATTTTGTAAGTTGTTCCAAGTTTACGGTCACGAAGAAGAGTGTTGTGAGAATGAACATATCCAGTTCCGAGAACAGGTTCTTTTGAATAAGAACGACGAACTTCTTTATGATACACGAGTTGGTTTGCTTCACCATCAGTCAGAACAATACACTGAACCTTCTGAAGTTTATTTTCTTTTTGAAACTTAGGAAGAATTTGATGAAGAGTAATAAGAGCTTCATTCAGAGGGGTCCCAGAAAGAGCAATCCGATTAGAATAAGTGTAGGGAGAATAATAAGACCTACCAAAGCAGTAGGCAAGTCTCCAGATATTGAGAAGTTGATGCTCCAGTTCCTTACCATTTACTTTGCTAGTAAGAATATTCATCATGGAGAAAGTTTCATCAACAACCAACAAACTTTCTTTCTTATCATAATGAGATGTACGATCAGCAGCAATATAACGATCATTGTCATAATCATACTCACAGCGACGCCACTCATTAGTGAACGCATAAACCTCAAAAGGAATAGATACTTTCTTGCAGAACCACACAAGATTGAAGAGTTGCTTACAAGTATCGAGCATCACATCACACATAGATCCGCTCCAGTCAAGAACAAATACCAGACCATGATTCTTACCATCAGGAATAACAGAAACCTTCTTGAACAAATCCTCGTTGTATTTGTAGGTATGAAGACGAGCAGTATCTAGCACACCTGTTCTAGAAGTTGATGCACGAGCATACTGGTCTGCTGCTTTGCGACACTCAAACTCCTTCACAAGATAGTTAACTTCTTTCTGAGCAGAAACCTTAAATTTCTTATATTCAAGGTCAGATTCTTTGTAAAGATTTACTGGAGTAAATCCTTTCTCTTTAGCATGATCGTTATGCAATTTCTGTTGATGAGTAAATGAGGTATCAATCTCTTTATGAACCTCAGAATTCTTACTAATAACAGTATCAAGATTCAATTGAGGAACTTCCACATAATTATTTTCATATGGGTCATTTCCTACAAGATCACGAATCTTTTCTTCCAGAGAATCTGCTGTGCGAACTTCTGGTTCATCCCTTTCTCCACCAGATTTCACTGGAGTTTGGTCTCCCTGAGCAGTTCCACCATAAGAACCTTCATCCTCTTTGGGTTGGGAGTTTTCACTCTCACCATCTTGCTCTGAAGAT